ATTTTCATGTCACTAAGCTCTATTTTTTCTCCGGTGTATTCTAGTATAAAATTATACCAACCAGGAGGTATATCAAATGATTCGTGATTTGTAAACTGTATTACTTCGTCTTTTAGGTTTTTTAGATAATATTTTCCTAAAGGTTTATCAGCAAAAATTTCAATCTTCATATTAGTAACTTACGCAACAACCATTTTCTCCATCTTCACTGACTTCAATGGTTACGGCCCTTCCTGGGTATTTATTAGCTATTTGCAAATACAAATCATCCGCTATCATCTCACAGGACTTGTAGTCCAGCTCAAGCACTCCAGTGTCACCGTGTCCTTCACTTCCGTCCGGTACCATATCATACAATCGTTGTAGCCAACGTTTGAATTGTATAAATTCAATTTCTCTGTCGTCATGGAATACTTCGATTTGCACCCTGAAATGGAAAATATGACGATGAGGATAACCAAGAAACGATACATCATCCCAACCTCCTGTTGCTAGTTTTGGATCATCCAATGCCGCTGGATACTTGTGAATACCTTCACGTTTAAAGGTTACCCAAATCTGCCTGGAGGCTTTGTCTTTTGCATTTTCAACGGCTTCACGTTCTGCTTGTATCATATTAACTCCTTGTAAAGTAAAGGATACCTTTTTTCTATGGTATCTAATACGTTATCGCATATCATTTTGTGTCCTTCAGGACTAGGATGCCCAGGATGTAATCCTTTGTCATCATCAATATGATTGTACACTAAATCACTCCATGGGTCAAGTACCAATTGCCACTCGTCAAATTTTGTTTTAAAAAAATTAAAAGCCGCAACGTATTCATGTGTTGAATAGTCATCAATATCCGCACCTGTACTTCTTACCCAAGCATTTGGATCCTTGTCTATGTCTTGATATGCAGTTGCAAGATCATACTTAGCATTAGGTGAAGACCAACTGTTAAAAAATATTACAGGACAGTTGAAATAGTTAGTAGCAAGTTCGTATATCTGCCATATTTGATTGAACATTTGGTATATGTATTCAACTTCGTCGTATACATCGTCTACAAAAAAAGCAAGCAATTTATTTTCATTAGTGAAATCACGATGAAATTTTACATCATTTTTCTTAGCAAATCTATCATTGATTATACCATGTCCTATATTCCAACTAGAGCCCATCTTACTTGGTAAATGCCAACGTGAATGTACAGTCAATCCTATTAAGATAAGTTTTGGTTTAGAATTTGTATGATATAATTTATAAAGGTTACTTAGAATTCTACTATTACTTCCACAACCAGCAGCCTGATTTATAACCTTACATTTAACACGTGATTGCAATACACAAGGCCAACTGTAATCAGGATCTATATTACTACGTTGTGACCAAGAATCACCATTGACATAAATCATTTTATAATCTCATCTTTAGAATAATCTGTCCAAGGAGTAAACTTTCGTCTATCCATAAGTTTGTGTAAGCTGTGTGTCCATACACCAGGATTTGTTGCATCAAAGTCGATGTCATCAATCTTTAACATTGTATTGTAGTTCCAGTGTTTGATAAAAGGGATGCCAACTCTCAACTGTGGAATAAAAGTATTGTATTCGCAGTAACCTTCTTCATGGAATGCTTCAAACTGCGATACAGGTATATCCAGTGTACACCATACATTGTCTCTAAGAAAAGGCATGATCATAAACGACCATTCATAATGTTCATCATCATCTTTGGGATCATATGTATGATTGGCACCAAAGAATATGTGCTTACACCCATGCTTTTCATATGCTTCTTTGACTGCAACTACATCTTGTATACCAACAACAAACAGTGTCTTCATACCAAACGCAGGAGTGTGTTCAACTTCAGTGCCTATAAACCATTGTACGTTTTCGTGATCAGGACGTTCCATTGTTTGCCTTTTTCTGTTTATTATACAACAACTTGTACTGTATGTCAATCAAATAGTGCATTAAACTGACTTGCACTGTTTACTATCTTCTTGCCAGTAAAACCTCTTGTACCTTTAATACTATCCCAAAACTTACTGTTGTCTTCGATAATTTGCATGCTTTTGTTATAATCTCGTGCTTCAAATACTCTTTCAACAACATCACGGAACAACACACGTTCAAATGTTTCGTGTACTAGCATTCCAGGAAGGATACCTTCATCATATCTGACATTAGCATCTTGTACTGCTCTTATGTGTTGCCATACATTGTGTCCCATTAGCAGTGCATAACTGAAACTATCCCAACTTGTCTTACCTTCTTTACCAATCTTATTTAGGTCGCCGGGTGCATAGTAACAAATATCTCCAATAGTTAGTCTTGAGCTTATCGGTGAATCTTCAAATTTTTCATGTATACCATCACGTAGCACTACGTCACGAAAACTGTCTGTGCCATGTGCATATTTCTTATCATCAGCAGTGGCTTCCATCATGTAACTCCACTTGCCTCTATCTTCAGTACGCAGGTTGGTATACACTTGTCCGTTAGCAGTTGCAAGGAATGGCGACGCACAATCAAAACTAATAGTAAAGTTTGCATTCGCATGACGACGTACACTACGTTGTATATCAGTTAACAAACATGCCCACTCTAGTTTGCTAGTGCCTAAAAAGTGCATCCAATCATGGTGTCCTTTTTCTAGCAGTCCTTCATGTATAAGTGTAACCAAACGTTTCAATACCAAGTGTACATCACACATGTTCTGTCCACCCATACCCCAACCATCAAATGGCCTGTCATACTTGTCTGAACAAAACTTTTTCATAGTATCGTACCATTGATCCGCTTCAGTGTGATTTGAACCTTGTAGCACGTTTAGTATCTTCAGCTCGCCACTTCTACTCTTCATCCAAAATTCATTGTTAAACAAGGTAGCATCAACTGCATCTTGATAACTTTTTATTCCACATGCTTCACTTGCTTCTTTATCCAAGTAAGTCCATGTAGGAATATCCATGGTCATACCATGTGTTGCTATGCCCATTTGCCATGCAATAACCTGTTCACGTTTCTTCTCACAGGCTTTATCTTTAGGATCAGCCCATGCTCCTGGCCACACACCTTTGGCAATTTGGAATCCACCTGAGTCAGCAAGCATGATAGTATCTGCTTCTCTATTACGCACCATATCTTCTTTTGGCACTGTGATACTTAGATCCATATTGGCATGTCCAGCTGAATACAAACTATACTTGTAAGGAAACAAACTTTCTTTGCTGTTCAGCCAATTCATAGCCTCCATATTAGGAATGCCCTTGGGCAACCTATTACCAATAATCTTGTTTTTATCACCTGCAGGAAAACGTTCCTTACCAATGTAACCAGCATAAAAACTGCTGATTGCAGGCAAGAATACTGCATAGTCTTTTTGTTTTAGTGTTAGATTATCTTGTTTAGTTTCCATAAAATTCCACACGTTCTATTAGATCAAAATCTTCCTGATAAAAATATTTAATTTTACTCATTAAAAAACTATCTTGACTAACAAGATCTCTATAATATTTTATCAATTCTAACTTTTTGGTATCTTCAGTGACGTTTTCCTTTTTTTCATATTTGTTAGGTATAGTAAGTTTTTTGTTAGATGCCCACGAGAAAAAATTTTCTGTAAACTGTTCGTCTAAATAAAACCAAGTTGTAGAAGATTCCTCTAATTTTCTTATAAATTTGGATACAAATCTATTTTGTGGTTTGGTATGAATATCCAATCCGTCTGCACCATTTGATCCTATTTTTGCAGGTAAACCATTCGAGAGTACTGTTTCCTTAGCATTTATAAAAAATTCTAATACTTGCCTTTCGTTCCGTTCACGGCCTGGAAAAGACGCTAGATATTGTGCAACACCAGATGCCCAACGTTCTATAGGATCTCGAAGAACACAAACCTTATTAGTATGCGATGATTCTGTGCGTTTTAGTTCTCTTCCTAGGTTTCTCTCTAACCAACTGCTGGCATTTTTTGGAATACAAATCACCATGTGTGAATTTTTGACATCAGACATTTCATCATCATAATATTCGTTTATAAAAATATACTCTGGATCAGCCCTCATCTATTTACTTTGTGCAGGAAGTATGTAATCATAAACTGCAATACCTGAATCAACTGTGATCTTTGTTGCTCCACTGTCGCTTATTCTCACAGTTTTGTCACCGGTTAAGTTCATGATTGCTATAAACTGTTGTACTGGCCAACTCCAACTTTTAGTTAATTTTCCGCCAACGTCATGTTGGAACACAAAGTCACCTGCGTGTGTGCTATGATCACCAAACAAGAACTTTAAATGTCCATCTTCAGTTTTGGTTTGAAATGTTGTCTCTTCAGCATTTGCTTGGGCTTGCATTTTCAATCTCATGATACTTGCAGTTGTTGGCTCAAACTCAATATCCCATGGCACATCTTTCATCTTAACGCCTTTGAGCTTTTCATTTACAATTTCACTGACCATAAATCTATAGTCATTCTTGAAGTCACCAGCGGCATTCTTAAAGTGCAATCCAACTGGAGCTTGTTCGCCATTGCGTTCTTGTCTCTTCACAGTTATTTCTGCATTTTCTCTATACTCGCCGATGTTAAGCAGTATCTTTAGTTTTGCTAGATTAGGCATGCCAAATGTACCAATATAGTCTGCAACTGGTGCGGCAAACTTTGCTTGTAATACAACACTCTTATCCTCTGCAAGTCCGTCAACTGCGGTTGCAGTATCTGTTCCTGTTATCTTAATCAAATCAATACAACCTAAGTCATAGCTATGTTCAACTAAGTCTAGTAGATAATCTCTCATTCGTTTTCTCCATTCCATAATCGATTAATTGCACCGAGGTTTTGTCCACCTCTAAGGCTTGTAAGTTTTCCAGGTTTACGTATTTCAAGCCAGCTTACACACCAATTTGTAAATTGGTTTTCGCCATCATAACTAGACACAATCTCATACCCAGTTGTTTTGCAGAACTCTTTAAGTGTGTAACCATTTGTGTAAGTGTAGTGCATTTCATCAACTTTGTCAATCGCTTTTGGAAAACTACAATTATTATAGGTAAAAACTATTGCTCCACCTGGCTTTAAAAGGTCAAATGCACTCCTAATATACTTTTCTATTACATCTTGTGTCTTAAAATTAAACCAATTGAATGATACAATTAAACCAAGTTGACTTTTTGGCAACATGTGCATGGGATTATCAGTAGTGTCGTCAAATTCATAATATCTTAGTCTCTTTTGATACAATTTACTCCATAGTTTTTTAGTTTCAATGAACCTGCCTTCAACATTATCTGCAAGGTACAAAGGATCAAGAGCAACAAGTTGTTTGGTATAATATCCTTTCAATGGTCCAATTTCTAAACCAGGCCATTTGAAATCTACATATTTTTTTATAGTTCCAACAAATTGTTTTTCTATTTCTGATGGTTCTTCTCCTGAGATAGGTGGTGTAAAAAATAATTCGTGGTAATCAGCTTGAAAATTCTTGTGTTCTGGTGGTTGAACAAGATCCGCTTTCTGTATCTCAATGCTTTTTTCGTGATAGGTTTTTTCTAAATTTAAAATCATTTGGTCCAGTTCTAATATGAATCTATTTAGATAGGTGTATAGATCAGTGATATTTTTTAGAATTTCTCTTTGAGTATTGTGCATACTTTCTTTGAGATTATCAATTTCGATATTTTCTAAATTTACTGATGCATTGAAATTTTCTAATTCTTGAAAAATTGGTCTTTCAATTTTTTGATAATCAAGACTGTCTCTATTAGTAGATATAATACGATATAACGTATTGCGATAGTTTATTAGGTCTTTAAATTGCATTATTCAAACTCAAATAGTGTGTTAAATGTGTTGGTGGTATCTGTTTCGCTTGCTAGATCCCAGTCAAGAACACCAAGCAAATTGCTTATTTTTTGATCCACAACTGTTGCTTCCATCAGGGCATTATCAAAAGGTAGTTCTTTGAACCATTGTGGCAAGTGCATCTCATCTGTTGGATAACCAATTGATGTCCAGTTAAGTGGATTGGATTTTAGTTTGCAAACAATAGTTTTCATTCCGTCTACAATACTTTGACTGTAGTTGTCTGAATTCATCTTCTTCATGTTATTCCAGTTAAGTGCAGCTCTAACATGTCCAGGCATGTTTGCACGACCTTCTTGTTCTTCACGTTTGCCATACATTGTGAGATTATTAACACGTTTAGGAGATCCTTTTTCCCAAGCAGGGCGTTCTTTGAAGTCAATCTTAAATGCTTTGATCATGTCGATTATTTCCTGACGTTCAGCACCAGCAAGAACTCTTGTTAATAGTGTCATCAAGAAGTCCTGTATCACCTTAGGAGTATCACTGCGTTTCAAGTCCAAACCCATTGCTTTAATCTTACCTTGTTTTCCTGCAACATCAAGACGTTTACCTTCGTTGTCAAAGATATTAATTGCATAACGTTTCTTTGTGATGAACAAGCCTCTATCAGCAATACTTTCTCTACCACCTTTGATAATAAGTCCGTTTTCTCTTGGCACATGAAATGCCTGTTCCATAAATGCAGGCCAACTGTCGTTCAGTTGATCACTTATAGCATCATAAAGTTGTATACAAATTTCTTTGTTCCATTCCATGTTGCCTGCATCAATGTCTTTCTTAAGTATTGGATATGCACTGAAATATACACTATCTGTATCACCATATATTACTGCATCACCAACATGATCATACTTTCCAGTGATTGCTTCATTAACAAATGCATCCATATGATATGCAATACTTCTGCCAGTGAGTGTGGTTGATTGTCCTATGCGTTTGTCAAAGAATCTACAACCTGGATTGAGAATAGCACCATATAAACTGTTCAAGTTAATCTTCTTAACCAACTGTCTCTTGTCCAAAAATTCTATTTCTGCTGGGTCAGTTGCTTGTCTAAGATTTGCTTGTATCTCTTGTCTCTCTCTATACCAACGTGCAAGTAAGCCAGGAACAATACCTTCTTTTTCATATGTAAAAATAGTACCATTTGCACTCAGCATCCAAGGTTGGTTGCTATCAAAGATCAGTTTCCAAATCTCTGCGGCACTGTGTACACTTTCTTCGCCGTTTTCCCAGTCAATGGTAATCTCTGTGCCACGTTCTTGTTTCATAACCGCAGTGTATTCTAGTGTGCCAAACAATCCTTCCCACGCCATAGCAAATGAACTTTTGTTGTTCATCTTGTTCTTGATATAGTTGTCGGTCATTATAGGTCGCAGTTGTCCTACAATGGTTTCGCCGGCCATGTTCAGAGCTCTAATAGCACTTGGATACAAACTGTTGATGTCTATAGCACCTATCCATTCATGTATACCTTTTTTAGGATATGCAACATATGCACCTGCCGCCGCAGTATCTTCATCAGTGAGCCTTTGACGTCTGTTTGGAACAACTAAGCCTTGTTCGTGTGCTTCGTTAATGATTGCTTGTTCTGTAACTGCTACTGCACCCATTGTTGTTTGTAGTAGCACAGTATTTGCATGTGCTAGTTCATTTGCAAGTGCTAGGAAACGCAGTTTCTTATCCAGTTTATCTAGCAGTGCAGTATCTTGTCTAGAATACTCTATAAACGTTTCAAAGTTCTGATTGTACAGTTGATCTAATGTGCCTTCATAAGCAGTTTTCTTCTCATCAAGTTCATGTTCGCCAATGGCATCCAAACTATAACTGTGACGCTCTTCGTATGTGTATTTTCTGTACAGTTGCATATAGTCCATATGTACTCTGCCAATGGTATCAAATGTGATATTCTCTGATCCAAAACGTTCAAATGTACGTTTCTTTGGCAGTTGACTCCATAGACAAAAACGTCTAGTGTCATCTTTGCTCAGTATCCTTGCAGTTCTATTAACAAGATAAGGTATATCATAACCTTCACTGTTCCAACCACTGATTACATCAGCATCTTCAATTAGGTCTAAAAATGTTGTGAGCAAGTCTTCTTCACGTTCAAGCAATATTGTGTTCGGAAACTTACTGCATATCTCTTGAGCTGTCTCCCAGCTCAGTGTCTTGGGAGGAAGTACTAGTGTTATTAATTGTTCCATCCATTGTAAGTATACACTTATAGCAGTGACTGGATTAAATGGATCGGCAACACTACTGTATCCTCGCACAGGATCAAAATCAGTTTCAATATCAAAAAAAGCAGTTTGCAATGTTGGTGCGTTTTGATCTTTGTAGTTCTCTTCAAAACATCTAAACACAGGATTGATATCAGATTCAAATATATCTTTACCTGATTGCATTCTAAGTTCCTTACGAAACTCTTTGTTGTTACGTGTTGAAAATCTACTTACAGGTTTACCATAGATACTTTTGTATTTGCCTCTAGGATCTGCATAATAGAAACAATACGATGCAGGATACTCACGGTACTCTCTTTTGCCATCTACACGTTCTACAACGTGTATGCGATCTTTTTCTCTGTCAAATAGTGCATCAACATAGCTCATTATTTGTTTAGTCCATTCGTACAGTAAGGTATTAGTATTTCTTGTGTCCAAGCAAGATCTCCATCAGGTGAAGGATGGAAGTCGTCATCAGATATAAGCATTCTTTTTACACAAAAACTATATATGTCTTGCATTGGGTCCATAATAGCAGTATAAGTCTCTTTGATTGAATCTGGTAAAAATTTTACAATATTAAAATTTTCACTGCGATTAGGAACAGATGGATCTAAAAAATCAACAAATATTGACCGATAACCACTAGCATCAAGATATTTTTTCAATTGTATTTTCCAAATTGCATTTTCAACCGCTCTTGATTCAAAACTCTTGTATTTGTGTATGTCTCGATAACCCCACCAATTTAATGTTATATCGCCTTCACGACTTGCACCTCCAGTTGATCCATGACACACATTATCTGTATAATTATAAACAAAATTTGCATTTTTGTCAACTGCGTCGGCTGAAAAAATTGCATCTTCACGATCATGTCCAGACCACATAACTACTACCATAGTCTGATCTGGTGATAATTTAGAGTTTTCTAATCCCCATACTATACTTTTTGAAATGAAATTATTGCCAGCACCAGGCATAGCACAAGAATAGACTTCATTGAATCCTGCAAGATCTCTAAAGTAGTATGGCCAACTAACAGGAACTTGGGTAGGATTAGTGTAGGTAAAACTACATCCACCTACCACAAGATTTTCAAAACCAAGATCTATAACTTGATCAAATTGTTTTGATACTTTCTGTGTTTGCATAGACTGTATATGGATAACACGATCCATATACTATAAAGTCCTGCCTGCAGTTGTAAGTAGCTCATCTAGTACTTCTTGGTCTTCTTTTTCAGCAGTGTAACTAGCCTTGTGGGCAATACGTATTGCTTTTTTAAGCACACTAGGCTTAATCTGTAGTTCTTCAGCAATGCTTTTTACTGTATCATTTAGTCCTTCGTTCAGTGCGTCTACTTCGCTCATTACACCCATACCTTCGTTGATAATCTGTGTAATTTTTGCTTTCTGTTCTGAGTCAAATTGGGTTGTCATGTAAATACTCCTTATAATCTACACATTGTATACTAAACGTTGACGGATGTCAAGTTTATTTTTCTAAATTTAGTATCTGAAATATAGTTTCTAAACTTTGTTCGTCCTTTAACAGTATGTTCTCATCAGCAAATAGAATTTGCTGTCCGCTTTTGATGCTTTGTTCAAACAACTGTTTTGTTTTTTCTAGTGTACCTGAAAATGCATGTATGCTAGGCACTACTAGTCCGCTTATGTTTTTTCTTTCTACAAAATCTTGTAGTTTAGGCATCCAAGTACAACCCCAATATTCGTTACTCCATTCAACTACATCAAGTTTGAGAGAACGTGCTTTGCCTAATAAAAATTCACGTATGATAAAGTGTGGAGTCTCGCCTATGTATGTACTGTTTTGATCTACAAATACTACCCAAGGACCACTTGCAAGATCAGCAGGATCTAGTTTGCTATAATGTCCTTGCATTCTGTAAAAACTACCTGCACGTCTTGGCCCAAGATCATGTCCTATCAGGGCATAACGTGCATCAAAACTTACTCTAGTGATATCGGTTTCGTTGTTTATGTTTCCATGCACATGGCCTTGATTAAACAACCATGCTTGTCCTACATCAATTTCAACAGGAAAACATTTTTCAATGCTAAGTCTTTGTATTTCATTCAATGGCAATTGTTCGTTGTGTATGCGATTCATTATTTCTATACTATCATTCCAACTTACAACTTGCATGGTGTTTGTACCCCATGTTTTGGTAAGTGGTATCCATACTGTGCCCATGTGATTATTGTAGCCTGTCCAATAGCCTGTATGAAATGCAAGTAATCTTCCAAGTGCATCCTGATTAGGAACAACAAAACGTATGCCACTGGTTGATTGTATTAGGTAATCTTTACCATCTACAAGATCACTTACATAGTCTGCAAAGAAACTGTCAAGTCTTGTGCTAAATTCTTTACTGTTTGTAAAAAGTTCAAGGTGTTTTCTTAAATCAATAAACTCTGTGGTTTTAAAATACTTGTGAATTTGTGTAAGGTCAGGTAGCTCTGGCTTTAGTTCACGCACTGCATTAAAAAAATATTCTGTCCAATTGTGTTTATCTTTGTCGTAATCAAGTATCTTGTTATCCCAACGTTCATCAATTTCCCAATTGTAACTTTCTAATACATTTTCAATTCTTGCTGGCATGTTTACTCCTTATACTCTACTTCTAAATTTTGTTCACCAATCAAATTAAACTTATCGCCACACATCACACCACAACGTTCTAGTTTGCTTCCGTTTGTCCAACTACGTTTTATGTTATCAAACCAAGGTCCTTCTACTATTTCTTGTAGTTTTCCATGAAACACATTTGTGCGTGGTAAACCTCCACTCTGTTGCATTAGTTTTTTTATTAAAATTTGATCAGCGGTACCGTCAACTTCTGGACCATATAGTCTGTCATGTAGCCAACCACACGGAAATACAAAGCCGTCAGCACCAATGTAAATCTCTTTGATATTTAACGCATTACAACTTATACACGCAGTTTTTACGTATTCACCGATGCTACCAGTTGGAAGTTTGTCATAGTTACTGTTGCGGTACTTTGGATCGCTTGGTGGATATATAATATAGTCTACTAAATTTTTTTTATTGTAAACTGTTACTTTACTTTCGTACTCGTGTTTGCGATTCAAGAACCTACCAGTACGTTTTGCACTGAACTTTTTAAAACCCATTTTCTTACTTAATCGTTCTGCAGCATCTACTTGATCTTGATTGTGATCAAAAACAATGTAATCCCAATATGCAACACCACCGCCTGCAATAAAAGTACTAGCATTATCCATTACTTTATCCCATAGTACATTTCTACGATATATGTGATTTGTATCTTCTAGTCCGTCAATACCAAATGCAATAAAATCTACATAAGGTGCTACTTCTACGTATGTTTTATTCTTGCCTATCCCGCCATTGGTATGGATACCAATTTTAACCTCTGGCAAGATAGATTTTATATGTTGCACTATCTGCGTGATATAATAGTTGCTAAACGGATCACCGTATGTACCGCAAAAATACACTTGCTCTAAACTTGTAAATTGTTCTAAAGGAATACTTTCCTTGAACTCTGTAAGTGTCCAGTTCTTCAATGGAAGTGTTGTTAGTGTTTTGCCGCCAAAAAAATTACGTGGACATTGTGGACATGCCGCATTACATAAGTTTGTAATTTCAAGTTGTAAACTCTTTACATCAGAAAGTTTTATCATCTTATTACAGCAATTTGTGTATAACGTTTATCGATACAGTCTTTTACGACATCTACAACTCTTTCAATGGGCATTCCGCCTGACCAATTGTTCATTTTACTGTTAAACTTACCTACCTCAAACGTTGAAACAACGTTACGTGCTTCGTGTACTATTTTTCTGTTATATAATTTACCAAACTTACTTAGACAGTTTTTGCTTAGGTTGTAGAAGAATTTATTATCTTTGATGCCTGGATAACTGCTCCAGTAAGAGCCTGTACTTGAAAAGTTAATAATGTGTGCACCTTGTAATTTTTTATAAAATAAATCAGTGATATAAACCATACTTGTAAAGTTTACGGTCAATTGATCCCAAGCATCATCAACCTGTGGCCCAAGTGCAAAAGTGTTTATAACAACATCTGGCGTAAAATCCTTTACAATCCGTTTACATTCATAACGGCTACTGAAATCATACTCAGGCTTTCCAACTACAACGGTATCTGGTAAGGCACTTTCTAATTTCTTTGCTATTGTGCTTTTTCCTAGTATTAGTATCATGATAGCTCTGCAATAACTTTATTTGCACTTTGTTCGTTTGCTTTTTTACAAAGGTTGCCAAAGTCTTCGCTGATGATATATTCACGATTATGTTCGCTCGATTCCTTTGTATAATGCAATAATTCATCAATGGTATAAATGTTTATAGTTTTACAAAGCTCAACAATTTTTTCAAGTCGACTTAGGTTACCAGGATCACGATCAAAGGACAAGTCTAAAGGACCGTAATCAAACATAAAGCCAAGTTGTTGCAATTGATTGTACACATCAAATTGACTAACAGGAATAAAAGCAGTTTCTCCTAATAAACATTTTAGTGTCTTTTCACTAAGGTGTGGCCCTGCCCTAGTGTATTTTCCATAATCATCTATCATGTAACTGTAGTGATAGCTCTCTAAACAGAAATGCAGTGCCGCATCTGTTAATGCTATGCTAAATGGATTACTGTTATATCTTTGTTTGTTGATAGAAAAATTATCAAGTAAAATTGTATTACCTTCGTACTTTTGTCTAAAAATTTCAGTCAGTTCATCTAGTATAGGATAACCAGTTTCCTGATACCAGTTTACATTCTTTGGTTCAATCCAATTGTTTAGTTTTACAAGACTGTTATCTTCAATTAATTCCATAATAGCAGTAAAAATAATTAATTTGCTTTGGGTGACTCTATTATTAATAGCACTCACTTTATACTTTTGTTGCTTCTCTGGCATCGTAGGAAAAAGTTCATTTATTTGTTGTAATTGATAGTGCCAACTATGAAAGGTATAAAAGTCTACATTTGGTAGTTGATCAAAATTATCGTAAGGCAGACCATCATTGATTATAATTATACGACCGTCGATGTTTTTTGCTTGCTCTCTAATCCATTCCCAATGGAATCGTTCCATATGATAAGACAGTATGTAATTATCATAACCTTTAGGCAAATCAGGATCAAATCCTCGCAACCATAAGCCAAAGAAGTTATTGCCCGGAAGATCATGCAACCAATCTAGTTCATTCCATGCTAACCTATCAGGAAGAGTGCCAAAAATTCGAGGTGGTGCAAGATCGTCGTTAATCATATTGATACTTATGGAACGTTATTATGGCACTTTAAAAACCGGGGTAGCGATATCTCGGTTCTAGGGCAGGTCCCTCCCTAGCCTTTTGGATCGGTCCTAAGGCTATCCTATGCAAGTGCTTAAAAACTGTAGCATTTGACTGTTACGTGCCACATAAGGCAACGACAGTACAGTAAGTATGCCCAACACATACCACATTGCATAAATCATTGTTGATACTCCATTGTAACATGCCATGCTGTTCCATCACGAAATTCATCTCTAGAAAACTGACTGTGAGCAATATGTTCTAGCATTTCTTGCCTATCAAAGTTGGTTTTATTTTGCCACAGTTGCACTGCACTTTCTCCTAGTATTTCTACAGGCTTGCCCAAGCAAAGAGCTTCCACTGCCGCCATACTATGATGCGTAATAACTTTTTTAGATTTTCGTATCAACGGCAAAATATCTTTGTACCTTTGTTGTCTACTTGCTCTTCCGACTGGTTTGTCTCTAACCAAACAGTATATATCCAAATTATGATAGTGTTCTAAAGTTTCTTGTCTCCAGGTTTCATAATCTTTGCCAAACCAGGAGAACAACTTGTTTGGTAAAGGCATTACCAATAGATTATAATCACCATCTGTATTCCAATCTTCGTATCTATCATCTAGTTCAAGTGTGTGTATTCTACTTTTACCAAACTGACCTAGCCTTGTGTTCTGCAGACTGTTACGACTAATACGATAGTACCATGGTTTTTTATAGTTGTGATTGCCAATATAGCCATTGTCGATATAAAAAAAGTCTAAATTGTATTTGCGTATTGATTCTTGCAGGTATATTTCAAATGGGGCACTAGTAATTAGAACACGATCAGGATCAATGTCATCAGCACTGCTGACGATTTTACAATCATAATTTTTGATTAGATACGGAAAAAGTTGCTCACGTATGCGTAAAGATTCACTTGGTATCTGTATTTTCATTATCTATGTGTTGTATGTGTTGTTCAAGGTTTCGTGTTAACGATAGAGTCTTCATAGCATTTTGTTCAATATACTCTGGATGTATTCGAACAATACTGGGTTTGATGTGTTGTATGTCTGTGAATTCAGTTGTATGTAGCATGTGATCAGCTGGTCTATAACCATGCATTCTTGTTTGTCCAACTAGATGAAGAGCTGCGTGCGGTTTAACAATATACCCATAGCCGCCCATTGAATAGAGTCCTTGACTATGAACAAACTTTCCATGATCTTCTCTGTCATGTAGACTCCATATTTCCTCTTCTACATATTCTTGTTCTTTAATATGCATATTATACATTTTACTGTATGGATTAAGATAGTCTAATTTTAGAATATCTGTGAATCTATCCATAATATCTTCAGGGAGTGGTCGTAGCATATAAGCATCATGTTCTAAAATCATAAAAGGTTCATCTGCCTCTACACATTCACACCAAAGAAAATAATGACTCAAAAAACATCCAAGTACACCAAGTCTTCCACCTTTCATTTTAAACTTGTACTGTCTTAGTCCAAGCTCTTCAAGGATTGCCGGAGCATCAGCACCATGTACTGCTGAAAAAATTTCTGGACTGATGCCAACCTCTTTAGCTCTTTTAATACATTTTTGTCCCATAGTGGCACTATGTTTATTTGATTCTAAAACAATAATCTTAGTTTTCATTGATTGTACTTCTCCAGCGTTCTATCCACTGTTGCTTTAGTTCATTTACTTCAGCGGTTTTGTAGGCACGTTTGGTTGACTTCTTAGTACGTGATGTTTCTTGATATATTTCATCGTTGTTGTTGCCAGTAAATTGGAAATGATCATGAAACAGTTTACTTGAGATGCGTTTGTACGCACCAAGGTCATAGGTAATATCTTGCACCCATTGATCAACAGGATTAATACCTATCATGTCAAAAGTATCAATCCATAATCGAGGTAAGCAAGGAAACAGTGTACTATCAGGACGCTTGCCGTTGGACTCCATGCTTATCAGCGAGTTGTAGTCACGATGCTTGTAGATTTCATCATCCCATCCTTGGTCACGCATGTACACATCATCATTCCATACAAGATACCATTCACTGTCTATGGATCTTGCCATATGATTGTAGTATTCGTGTAAGCCACTCCATCCTGTGCGTTCCATTTTGTGTACTGATTGCGTTGCACCAGTTTGTTCAACCAGCATTTTCCAGCGATTGCTATTAAAGTAATCGTCGCTTTCAGTATCATCATCGTCATAGGCTACTGCAATATGCAGTCTCTGGGGATTGTTTGCAAATTCCAACAGGCCTTTCACACTCTTTTCTGCAAGCATGGTACGCATGCGAGTAGGTAACAGAACTGTTAAAAAAGGTTTACTTAGGTCGTTCACACTTTTCACATCTGCAATGATCACACGCCTTGTAAATATTGTTACCATCTTGTGGATAGCCTTTGTTCTCTTTCCACAATGGTTCACCACAATGACTGTAGTGTCCGCAATTTTTACAATTTGTTGGTTGATAGTCTAGTATGCTCATACATTTAATTATCTTGGTACATACGACGACGCATTTCTTTTATACTTTCTGTATGAAAGCATCTAATTAAAGTTTTTTCTATGTTTGGATAGCGTTCAAGCAATTGTTTATTAAGTAACTCGTCATTTGCTTTGCGATAGGTTTTACATTCATCAAAAGTCGCAAAACGCAGACCAGCATGTATTTTTAAATCAGGGGATGCTGAATTGCTATAGGTCACTAATGCAACTAATAACCAATTCATTTTGTTTTGACGTTTTTAGCCTTACCACGTCTATTTTTGTCTGGGTCTTGTTTACGTTTACGGTTGGCAGCAGTCTTACGACCTTTTTTGCCTAGTGCGTGTGCTTTCTTTTGTGGTAGACATTTTGGCTTGCCTTCTGACTTACTGCCCCTAGCACAGTCGCCACGTATTTTTCCATCTGGACCAAAACGCACCCATTTTTCTTTAAACCATTTTTTTAGATCTTCATCGAGGTTTTCAGCAAATATTAGTTGTCCATCTGCTCCAAGTTGCACATCTTCTTTCTTGACACAGTTGGGTACACGTTTGCCGAACATGGTCTTCATGCCCTTCTTTTCGTAACCGTCCCAACATTTTTCGCCGAGTATTTCTTCTATAAGCATATTACTTCTTCTTTGAATTGCCCCAGTTTGCGGCACCTTTTTTACGGCATTGTACAAGAGCTCCACTTGCGTATGCACTTGGCCATACTTTGTAACGTGACTTTACTTTATGATAGCATGCATCTTTTTCGCCAGCAGCTTCATCAAATTGTTCTTCAGTTATTAATGAAGCACTTTCGTTAAGTCCGTCAACTTTGGCTTTCATTTGATTTAGAAGTAGTTTTAAGCTATCAACTTCTTGTTGCAGTTTAGCAATATCTCTCTGATCTTCGTCGTTGCTTAGGTTTTTCTTTGCTTTGTCCAAAGATAGTAATACTGCTTCGAAGTCATTCTTTGCAGTTGGATTGTTTGCTCTAATTAGATTTAGTATGCGTTGTGATCTTTTGTTAGTTGTAGGAAGATCTGAATCAACGTCTTCGTTTTTCTTGGCTGTTTTTGCCGCATACTTGCGTTTTTCATATTCACTTGGAACATCACTTATGCGTAGATTTTTTAATTTAGGATCAGGCTTGTATGTTGCTTTTTCTTCTACATAGTCTGCATCTTTTTTCTTTTTGCCAAACAATGCATCTTTTCGTGCCTGACTAAGTGGCTTACCTTTGCCTCTCATTGGATACTTGTTAACTTCACCTTTGTTAACTTTCTTCATATGATCCATGTAGCCTTGAGTATAATCTTTATCTTCGTTCTTGGCTTGCTTGGTTGCTACTGCGTGCATTACTGATTCAGCATCTTTGCCGTAGCGTTCTTCAAAATCACCTTTTACCTTTTTAAGTTTCTTGAACTTGGCTTCTTTGCTACGCTTTTCGCCACCAGTAAGTTTTCTTTCTTCGATATCAGACATGGTTTACTTCTTCATACGTGATTTGAATTTATAATCTTTAACAATTTTGCGTATATCGTCTGTGTTTGTTGTACCTTTATTTGCAAACATACCAACAATAGCATCCATGCTTTTACCATCATCTACTGCTTTATGTATCTTGTTCATTGGTAACTTGCCTTCGCCTAAAGGTTTACCAAAAACTTTTCTATATGCGTACTTGCGTGCATCTTCTGGTGAAAGGCCTTGCTTTTCAAACTTTTTTGTATGCTTGTCTACCATGTGTTGATCATATGCATCGCCAGTTCTTTGCTTGAGCCTTTTTTCGTCTTTGCTTGGTGTAAACAAGTCAGATATAACGCCTTCATTATTCATAGTGTATGCTGGTGAAGTTTTCTTTAACTGCTCAACTTCTTGTTCTAGTTTTTTGTAGTACTTGGTTGAGATCATATCACGGAGTCTTTGTTGTTCAGGCATTATGCTACCTTGAGCACTGTGCATTCCGTTGATACCACGTATCACCATTGATTCAGGACTTGTACCATAGAGATTTACAAGCATTTCAGCTACTTCACCGTGTTGGTTTTGATCTTCAAGTTCCATTACTTTGTCATAAAACTTTTTAAGGTCATAATCAAATTCACTTGTTGGTATAGCAGCTTCAACCATTTTGAATGTAGCACTGCCAGTGGCCATTTTTATAAAATCTTTAATTTTACCTGCTGGACCAGATACTTTTATACTGTTACTGCCTGCTGGTTTTGCATTAAACTTTATGCCTTTAAAACTTGGACTTCTGTGTGCGTTGTTCATTGTTGCGGCAACAGATTGAGGATCATCTATGTTGCCAACTATCATGGTTACATTTTTAGAATCAGTCTTCATTTGTCTTGCTGCCAGTGAGCGGTCGCCGAAACTGGATTCCCCAACACTTTCTTTTGGATCATTCATATGATCTCTTGGATCTTCTGGTATTATGCTATAGGCTCTACGTATTGCACCAGACATTTTTGTATTCGCATTGAACATTGTTGTAATTTGATCAGTTAAATCACCGTTGTCGAGGTCAGCTAGTTTGATAATCTCGTTCTCAAACATACGACGCATTTCACTTAGTTCTCTTAATTGTGCTTTGGCTTTGTATGCACTATATGGTTTACCTTTCACAGTTGTTTCTGCTTCTTTGACATCAACTTTTACTGTGCCTTCTTTGTCCACCATCTTCTGACCAAATGCCATCATTTTCATAAGGCTGTCTTTTGTTATCTTGATAGGATTCTTGTTGTCCTGTGGCATATCTGGATCTGGAGCATATCTACCTTCACCATTGACAATGTCCAACAGTTCCTGCATGTTCTTTGCACCAAAAGCAGTGCCATATTCTGGCAAGTGTGTAGC